AGCCCCCCAGGGCTGCTGTAAGCATGGTCAGAGATGCCAGGCGCAGAGCGGTACGACGTCGCATCGGTCCCCCCGTGGCGTCGAGCCTAGCGACGGACGATGAGCCGGCGGTGACGGTGACCGCGCGGCCGACGGCCCGTGACGTTCAGTTCAGCGTCACCGAAGGATCCGCCAGGTAAGGGAACGGTCGCTGCGAAGCGGGCCGGCCCTGGCCAACACGTTGACGGCGCCCCTCGCGGAGCGCCGTCCCTCACGCCTCTTGTCTGGTGGAGCTGAGGGGATTCGAACCCCTGACCTCGTGAGTGCGATTGAAGAAGCAGAGCCGGACACCCGAGGTTCAGTTGGAGCTGCGGCGCGATGCGCGCGACATGCCCGGCGCGGCGTCTGGAGCGCGTGAGGCCAGGTCAGGCGCTCCGTTGACGGGCGTTTCGGGGCCGTCTGCCCCCGGCCTGCCCCGGCTCGCCTCCTGCAGCAGCCGGCCGAACTGGTCGGCCACGGCACGGTGCGCGGACCCCGAGCCCTGCAGGTAGACCTTCGCGGTGAAGCGCGGGTCGGTGTGCCCCAGGCGCTCGGCGAGCGCGTGCAGGTTCACGCCGGCGTCCGCCAGGAGCGACCCGTGCGTGCTGCGCGTGGCGTAGAGGCGGATGCGGGTCACCTTCGCCTGCTCCTGGACAGCGTCGAAGCCGGCGCGGAGCGTCTTCCGGTCGAGGATGCTGCCGACGCTCGTGCAGAACACGAGGTCGAGGCCGGCCCAGGGGAGGGGTGCCTTGCCCTTCGCGGCGCGCTTCTCGTTGAGGGCCAGGCGCGTGCGCTTCAGCTCGTCGACGTGCTCCGCCTGGCGCCTGAGCGCTGCCGTGGTGAACTCGTCGATCGCCACGACCCGCGCGGCGGCGTCAGTCTTGCCGCCGTCGCGCAGCTCCTTCGCGCCGCCGGGCGGAGCGACCCGCCGCACGGTCAGGAGGCGCTGCTCGAGGTCGACGTCCGCCCAGGTGAGGCCGAGCAGCTCCTCGGTCCTCAGGCCGGTGCCGAGCGCCACCAACGCGTACCGGGCGGCCTGGTCGTCACGTTCGAGGCAGGCGCGCACGACCCGCGCGATCTCCTCCTCGCTCCAGCGCTGCAGCGTCGGCTCCGGCGCGGCCGGCACCTTCACGTCGGCGACTGGGTTCCGGTCGATGATCCGCGAGCGTTGCGCCTCGAGCATGAGGATCGAGAGGTACTGCCGGACGCGCTTCGCGAGCGTCAGGCTGTACCCGCCGTCGATCAGGTCGCGCAGGAGCTTCTTGACGTCGCCCGGGGAGAGGTCCCGTACGCGGACGTGCCCGACTTTGGCGAGGACGTGCTTCCTGAGGATGTAGCTGTATGAGTTGCGGGTGTTGGGCGCCCAGCCGGCGAGCTTCTCGCCGTTGGCGATCCACTCGTCGTAGAGCTCCTTGATGGTGGCCTTGCTGTCGAGTCGTACGCCGCTCTTGAGGGCGGCCTGCTGCTCGGCGATCCACTCCATCGCCTCGGTCTTGGTGTCGAAGCTCTTGCGGACTCGGCGTGGGTTCCCGGCGGGCGTGTATCCGACGACGACCGCGGCCTGGTAGCGGCCGGTGTCGCTGCGCTCCCATATGCTGCCCTCGCCGGGCGAGCGGCGAGACTTACGCCTACGAGCCACCCGGCGCTACTCCGGTCCAGCGATCGGGAAGTACAGCGCCAGGGGGAGCGCCTTTACTGAGTCCCCTATGAAGGAGTCGATCAGTGACTGGAACGACATCATCTTCGCCATCCCGGCAAGCGCAACGGGCTCGTCTGTCGCTGGATTGATGTAGGCGATAAGCGTCCCGTTTACAGGCTCATCGCGGAGGTACGTGATCAGCATCTGTTCGATGGTGATGGTCAAGTGCTGGTTTGCCAGCGGCGCGACGAGCGGCTGGCCCAAGGGGCTCATGTGGGCGTGAAAGCCGCTCAGGCCGATGGCTGACACGAACGTCTTCATTGCCTTAGCCGAGTCCTTGGATAGGGAGTTGGTCGGCGGCGGTTGTTTCTTGGGGGACTTGTCGAGCTCGCGAGCAAGCGCGCCCAGCTGGCCCCAATTCCCGAGGAAGTGCGAGATGAGCGTCCAGTCGAAGAACCGGATCGGGCCCGTCACCTCGAACAGTCCCGGAGCTGGGCTGTTCGGGTCGAACTCCTGCAGCCACCCACGCTGCCTTAGGTCGCTCAGCAGCGCGAGAAGTACGTTGTCTCGAGCTTCGAGGGTCGTGTGCTGCTCCGACCCCTCCTGGGTTCCGTACTCGCGCCGGGGGCCTTGGCGCCGTTCAGTTGTGGTGCGCGACTCCGCATGCTCGCCGGCCAGCGCCACCGGAATCGAAAGCCCTGCCTTGCCGGTCGTCGTTCTTGTTGTGCCAGACTCGCTGTCGACCTGAGGGCCGGCATCGCGCGTCTCCTTGACTATCCAGTCGCGAAGTTGCCGTTCCCGCGGAAGGCCCGCGTAGAGCTGGGAGGCGTACGAGGAGAGCCTTGGCCTGTCGAGGTAGAGGATGTCGACTGGCTGCTCACCGTCGGCGCCAATGGCTGTCCCCCCGACTTGCTCTGAACCGCTCAAGGTCGCGCCTCGCCTCGGCCTCGCGAGCCTCGAATGCGCCGTCCTGTTGCCGTTGCCACTCCTGAAGCTCCGCGCGTGCCTGCTCCGGGAAGGCCCGGGCAATGCTCTCGGCGAGGGCTACGGTCGCTTGAGCAACCTTCTTGACGGCGTCGTTCTCGTTCATGTGGCATCATCCTAGTCCATCCCCCTTCGGCGGGCGCGTACGAGAGCCGACCTATGTTGCCGGTCTCCATGGGCGAGCGGCGCGACTTGCGCTTGCGGGCCATCGCAACCTCCGCCTGAGGTCAGTCTGTCAGGAGGCGCCGGACGACCTTGCCGATCACGCGCGAGCCCATCGGGGCCGTGAAGAACCGTTCAGCAGGGTCGTCAGGGTTAAGGGACTCGAGCAGCAGCGCGCCGTTCGGGTGCTCGGCGACGAAGCGCTTCACGACGCACCCATCGTCAGCGAGCCAGACGGCGCACATGTCACCGGGAGCGACCGCCCCGTCGTCGCATAGGACGATCGCGATGTCGCCCTTGTGCAGATAGGGCGCCATGCTGTCCCCGGTCGCCTTGAGGCCGATGTGCTGACCTTTGATGCCAGGCAAGAAGAACTGCTCGAGCACTTCCGTGTCCCCCCACGCCGGCCCCGTACCGGCGGCGTAAACGTTGATCGTCGTCCCCCCGCTGACGACCGTGAGGCCCTCGGTTCTGCGTGGCTGGAGCAGCTCGGTGACCTCTTCGAAAAGTTGCCGGGTGAACTCTACTGCTTCAGTCCGCGTGAACCCGTACGCTTCGAAGAACGAGATGGCGAACTGCGCGCCTCGCTGCCGCAGCTTTCCGGGGTCGCGCTCGTAGGTGCTCACCGTCGCCTGCTTCATGGGCGGGTTGAGGCGCCGGCCAATCTCCTCTTGCGTGAGGCCCCGGTCCTCGCGCTTCTCGCGGAGCTTCTGAGACAGGCTCAGGCTGGGGTCGTTCGCCAGTAGGTCGCGCATCCACGCGAAATCTACTACCGGCGTTAGTGGCGCTTGCATTATCACTGCGCCTAGTAGTAGCATGATGTACCCCGGTCAGGCAAGGAGCAGGGTCAGGCCCGCGCCGACCGAATCGAAGGAGGCCCAAGTGGATAGAAGCAGGGAAACAGCTACTACGCTCGATAGTAGTAAGCTCTCCTCGTCCATGCCGGAGACACCCACAGACCTTGAGCGTGAACGGCTCCAGGTCCTCATCGACCCGGACCTCAAGACGGAGCTTCGCGTCGAAGCCGCCAAGCGCGGACAAACGATGGCAGAGGTCCTCGACGGCATCATCCGCGCGTGGCTGGCAGAGGGGCGCCGCGTATGAGCCTCGACGACGCGCTGCGCCGCGTGATCGCCGAGGCGGTCGCCGCTGGGCTCGAGCAGCCGCTCGCGGAGCTCCGCGACGCGCTCGAGACCACGGCCCGAATCGCCAAGGCCACCAACTCTGTCCAGGCGGACCCCGAGCTGCAGCGCCTCTCCCAGCTCGACTACCTCGACGCGGAGGAGGCCGGGAAGCTCCTGAGGATCGGCCGGCACCAGGTCTACCGGCTCGTCAACGCGGGCCTGTTGCGGTGCACGCGCTTCGGCAAGCGGCAGATCTTCAGCCGCGCCGAGCTGGACCGGTTCATGGCCCAGCACGAGCACCACACCCCCGAACCGATGACCCCCGCGGTGCGGCGCCGCCTGGCGTCCGCCGCGAACTGAGGCCAAGAGGAAGGCCGCCGGAGAGCGGCGGCCCAGGTTCCCGCCCCGGCTGCAGACCGGGAGACAAGGAGATCCGCATGAAGGATACCAGGCACGACCCAGAGCAGAGGAGGCGGGAGGTGGAGCGCGTCGCCGGCGTCGCCGGCGTGAACGCCCGACTCGCGCACCTGCACCGGCAGGCGGCGGCGCTCGAGCAGGACGCCCTGTTCTGGAGCGACCGCGGGAACGCCGCGTTCGCGATCGGCTGCGCCGCCGAAGCCGCCGCCATGCGCGCCGAAGCCAGGCGCCTGGCGGACGCCAAGTTCACCCAGCGCGCATGGCCGCGCACCGTCACGTTCGAGCGTGAGCCGGCCCGCGTCGCGCGCGCTTCGCGGCGCCTCACCGAGCACGCGGAGCGCCTCATGACCAAGAACGGCCGCACGCGCTTCGCGGAGGCCTTCCACGCCGCCGCCGGCCGCGCCCTGGACGACCTGCTGGCGATCGGCCGCCGCAAGACGGACCGCGCCGCCGGCAGCATGACCAACCGCGGAGCGAGGATCCTGTGACCGCCGCCGAGTGGGTCGCGGTCCTCGTGGTCGCTGCCTTCGTCTCACCGTTCATAGCCGAGTGGTACGACCGCCGGGCCCGGAAGCATGGGTGGCCGCGGTGATCGTCCTCCAGCTCGCGGCCCTGTTCGCGTTCGTCTCCCTCGCCGGCAGCGGCATCGTCCGCCTCGCCGACTGGCTCGAAGCGAGAGGCGGCCGGTGATGCGCCGCCAAGTCGACAGCAGCGCCTGGGCAACGGCTCCATTAGCCGGCGAGGCTCCCGCCCCCGGTGAGGACTGGACCGAGGTCCTCGCCGGGTGCCCGGCAGAGGGGGAGGTAGTGCAGCTGTGGGTCGACGGCGAGCCGCCGACCTCCGGCCAGCTCTCCGGCAACGACTGGCTCCTCCGCGACGGGCGACGCGTGCCCGTCGCCATGGGCGACCTCTGGCGCCGCCTGCCCGTCCTGCGCAGGTGGCGGAAGCCCGCGCGCGGCTGCGTAGTCACGGAGGCGGCGGCATGAGGACCGTCAAGCTTCACAGGCTCGAGCTAGAGCACTTCATGGGGGTCTCCAGCTTCGTCCTGGAGCTGCGCGGCGCCGACGCCAGCGTGCGCGGCACCAACGGCGTGGGGAAGACCACCCTCGCCACCGCCTTCTCCTGGCTTGTCACGGGCAAGGACTCGCGCGGCAGCGCCGACTTCGAGGTCAAGACCCTAACCTCCGCGGGCGAGGCTCTGCACAACCTCGAGCACGCCGTCACGGCCGTGCTGGAGGTGGACGGCGAGCTCGTCACCCTCCGCCGTGCGCTGGTCGAGGTCTGGACGAAGAAGCGCGGTTCCACACGCGAGGAGTTCACCGGGCACGAGACCCGGTTCTGGATCGACGGTGTCCCGTGCGGCACCAAGCGCGAGTTCGAGGAGCGCGTCGACCAGCTCGTGCCGTTGGCTGCGTGGCGGGAGCTGACCAACCCCGACGCCTGGCACTCGCAGCACTGGCAGAAGCGTCGCCAGGACCTCCTCAGCATCTGCGGAGACGTGTCGGACGCAGACGTGATCGCCGCCCGTCCCGACCTTGCCGATCTACCCGAGGTCCTGGGCAAGCGCACACCCGACGAGCACAAGCGCGTGGTCGAGGCCCGTAGGCGCGAGATCAACGCTGAGCTCAAGGCCTTGCCCGCCCGCATAGACGAGGTCCAGCGCCAACTCGACCAGCTACCCGTCGAGGACGAGGCCGAGCTCGACCGCCTCGTGACGGTCGCCCGCGAGGCCCGGTCGCAGGCCGCGGCCGAAGTCGCCCAGCTGCGGGCGGGCGGCGGTGACGCCGCAGCCGAGCGCAGGCGCCTTGCCAAAGTCGAGGCCGCACTCACCGACCTCGACCTCAAGGGCCAACGCGAACACCAGCGCAGGCTGGCGGAAGCGGAGCACGCCCGCGACGCCTGCCGGCGCGAACTCGATGAAGCCGAGCACCGCCGCGACCGACTCCTCGCCCAGGCTGACGACCTCGACGCCGAAGCGACGGCACTCGAGCCCAAGGTGCAGCTGCTAAGGGACGAGTATGCGCGAATCCGCGCGCGAGAGTTCGACGGCGCGCATGTCGAGGACTCTTGCCCGGCCTGCGGGCAGGCGTTGCCGCCGGACCGTGTCGCGGCCGCGCACGCCAAGGCCGTGGAGGAGTTCAACGCCCGCAAGGCCCGCGAGCTCGAGGAGAACGTCGAAGCCGGCAAGAAGCTGGCCGAGCGCGTGCGAGCTCTCAAGGCCGAGGCGCAGTTGGCTAGGACCAAGGCAGACGCCCAGGTCCAGGGCGTCGCCCAGCTGCAAGGCAAGCTCAAGAACCTCGAGGAGAGGGTCGACGCGGCCCGCGCCGCGCCGGTGAGGGACTCTGTATCGACGCCCGAGTACGGGCGCCTGGTCGCTGAGCGTGACGACCTGCGTGAGCGCATCACCGCCGCCACCACCGGCGACCCCGCGGCGCAGGCCGCCGCCGAGGAGCGCCTGGCACAGGCCGAGGCGGCCGTGCGCGACCTCGAACGCAAGGCCGCACTCGCCAGTGAACGCTCCCGCGCGCAGGCCCGCCGGGACGAGCTCATGGCCCGGGAGAAGGATCTTGCCGGCGAGTACGAGAGCCTCGAGCGCCAACTGCACTTGCTCGAGGAATTCGTGCGGGCGAAGAGCTCTCTGCTGACGGACCGGATCAACGCCCGGTTCCGGATCACGGACTTCCGCCTGTTCGAGGAGCAGATCAACGGCGGCCTCGCCGACGCATGCGTGGCCATGGTGCGCGGTGTCCCCTACGACGCCGGCCTGAACAGGGCCGCGCGCATCAATAGCGGCCTCGACGTGGTCGACGTCCTCCAGGAGCACCACGGCGTGCGCGTGCCCGTCTTCGTAGACGAGTGCGAGAGCGTCGTCGAGCTGCTGCCGATCAACACCCAGGTCGTCCGCCTCGTCGTCGACGAGGCCTACCCCGAGCTCACCGTCGAGCTCGCCAAGGAAGAGGAGCTGGTTACTGCATGACTAAGGTCCAGGAGAAGCCCAACACCGAGAAGCCCGCAGGGGTGAAGAAGGCCGAGCTCGCTCAGGCGAAGAACGAGATCCTAGAGTCCACCGAGCGCCGCATCAGCGAGCTCGTCGACACCGGCATGCTGCACCTGCCGCCTAACTACTCGGCTGCGAACGCGCTCAGGGCGGCGTGGCTGATCCTCCAGGAGACCGTAGACAAGAACCGGCGGCCGGTGCTCGAGGCCTGCACCCGCTCCAGCATCGCCAACGCCCTTCTGAGCATGTGCATACAAGGCCTGGACCCGAACCGGAACCAGTGCTACTTCATCGCCCACGGCCCACAGTTGACCCTCCGCCGCAGCTACTTCGGCACCCTCGCCCTCGCCAAGCGCCTGGCCAAGGTGAAGGACGCGTACGCCGAAACCATCTACGAAGGCGACGAGTTCGAGTTCGAGACCGAGAGGGGGCGCAAGCGCATCGTCCGGCACAAGCAGTCCCTGCAGTCGATCGCGGCGGGGAAGCTGGTTGGTGCCTACTGCGTGGTCGAGTTCGAGGACGGTCGCGACGTCGCCGAGGTCATGCCCATGTCCGAGATCCAGAAGGCGTGGGCCAAGGGCGGCGGCGACAACCCCGCGCGCAAGGAGTTCCCGGGCGAGATGGCGAAGCGCACGGTCATGAACCGCGCACTCAAGCGCCACATCAACTCCAGCGACGACAGCCACCTGGGCCTGGTGCTGACGCACGTGAACCGCACTGACGCCGAGGCCGCCGCGGAAGAGGTCGAAGCCGAGGCACTGGAGGCCGCTAACAAGGAGACGCTCTCCCTGCCTGAGGACCGCACCATCGACGTCAACGGCTCCTCGGCTGACAGCCTCAGCGGTGCTGAGGCGGGCGAGGTCGCCGGCGGTGAACCCTCCGCCGCCGGTAGTGGCCAGCTCTTCGACGGCGCGGGCGACGCGCCCTACTGAGGCGGCGACCGTGGAGGTAGTACCGCTCGCTTCCTCGAGCGCGGCGAACTGCACGCTCGTCAGGCACGCGGCCGGGCCGACCATCCTCTTGGATGCCGGCCTGACCGTGCGCGAGCTCAGGCCACTCCTCGGCTTCCAGGTGACGAGCCTGGAAGCCGCCCTCATCACCCACGCCCACCAGGACCACGCCAGGGGCGTCGAGAGCCTCCTGCAGGCGGGCGTCACCTGCGCCATGCGCGTGGAGACCGCCGAGGTCCTCGGCGTCGCCAAGCACCACCGTGTCCGGATCCTCGCCCCGCAGGACCACGTCACGCCCCGCGGCCCGTACATGTTCGGGCCGTGGGCGGTTGTCCCGTTCGCGGTCGACCACGACCTCCCCAACCTCGGCTTCGTTCTGGCCACGCGCAGCGAGCGCCTGCTCTACCTGACCGACACGCCCTTCTCCAGGTACCGGTTCGAGGGCCTGACTCACGTCCTGGTCGAGGCGAACCACAGCGTCGAGCTCGTCCTCAAACGCGTGGAAGAGGGCGCGTTGGAGGCGCACGTGGGCGCACGCATCATCCGCAGCCACCTGGGCCTGGAGCGGGCGCTTGAGCTCCTCAAGTCCAACGACCTGAGCCGGGTCCAGGAGATCTGGTTGATGCACCTGTCAGCCGGCAACAGTGACGCCGCCGCGTTCAAGGCGGCCGTGGAGAGGGCCACGGGCGTACCCACGCGCGTGGCCGCGGAGAGGATAGTGGCCTGATGGCCGTCGTCGTCGAGCGGCGCGTGTCATGGGGCGTGCGTTGCGCCGAGTGCCAGCTGACGCAGGAGGGGAGAGCCGATGCCAGGCGCAACTGAGCCAGCTCCAGACCTGAGGGGCGCAGCCTTCCTGACGTGCTCGTGCTGTGGGGAGGGCGGCCTGCGGAACGAGTCGCAGAACGTCTGCCCCGAGTGCGGGTGGCCGGCCTGCCCCGACTGCATGGTCCGCGATGACGGTTGGGCGGCGTGCCGCGCCTGCAACGACCGCGCCAACCGGCAAGCTGCCGAAGCGACCAGCCCCGACCGTGACCGGCGCGCCCGGGAGGCTAGGGAGCGGGCTGAGCGCCGCGAGCGCATCGCCACGACGGTCTACGCGAGCATGTTCACCGCCATCAAGTTGCGCCCGACGGTGCAAGAGCGAGGCATGTGGGCGGCTGAGGCCGTCGCCGCCGCCGACGCGCTTATGGCCGAGCTCGACCGTCGCCGCGACGTCGAAGCCCGCGAGGCCCGGTCGTGACCGCGCCCGACGCGCCCCAGGTCGAGCCGCTGGCCCTCACCCTCCCGCCGGCGCCGACGTTCGACGCGGACGGGTACCCAACCGACGAAACCTTGGACCTGATTGAGAAGTGGCCCCCGCAGGACGTGCGCGGCCTCCTACGCTTCATCGCCGAAGCGTGGAAGTACAGCGAGCGCGGGCCGCACCCCATCGATTACCTAGCGCGCATCACGCCCCACACGGGAGCGCTGAACGAGGACGGGTACGAGCTCTGGTACGCCACTACCGGCGGGTGGAGCGGGAACGAGGACCTCATCCGGGCGTTCATGCGGAACGCCGTGGCGTGGTCGATCTCGTGGAAGGCGAGCGTGGCGGGCGGCGCGTACTACTGGCGCGTCAGGAAGGAACAAGCATGAGGCAGGTCGAGACGCTCATGGGCGTCATCATCCTGCTGGCCCTGACCGCGCTCTTGGCCGTCATCACGATCAACGGCTACCTGCGGGCCAAGCCCGCCACGCCCACCCCGCAGCAGCCGTCCGGCGTGTGGGCCGGCCTAGTTGACGACCTCCCCAGCGGTCGGCTTGTGGAGTGCGTGTTCGCGCGCGACCCGAGCGGGAGTGTGGCCGTCACGTGCGACTGGCAGAACGCCGTTGTTAGGGGCAGGCCGTGAGCGGCGAGCCGAAAACCCTCACGCCAGGGCGGTTCCAGCACCGCCACCCGGTCGAGGCCATCCGCTTCACGGGCGCGAACGCCAGCGACATCTACAAGTTCGTGGGCTGGGAGGTGTCAGGCGACCGCGTGCGCCTTGACAACAAGGCGGGCGTGATGCGGCTCTGGACGGTGCCGCCCATCCACGCGGGCGACTGGCTGGTGCGCCGCCCCCAGCCGCTTCGCAAGAGCGAAGCGGCCTGCCGCCCGGGCCGCTACGTCGTCTACGACGCCGCGCTCGCGCGGGTGAAGGGCGGCGCCTGATGCCGCCCATCGACCCGCGCTCCTTCGCCCTCGGCGCCCTCCTCGGCCCCCTCATCTGGGCCTTCGCCGGCCTCACCGCCTTCATCATCCTCGCCTTCGTCGGCGAGCTCATCGAGAGGCTCGTGAGCGACCCATGACCCACCACACCCTCCTCGAACGCCTGCAGCGACGCAGCGACCGGCTGAGCACCTACGCCAAGGCGATCGGGCAGGCCCATCAGATGCTCGCGGACCTGCACCGGGTCTTCGGCGAGGAACTGGCCGAGCTCGGCAGCGACCTCGCCCAGCTCGAAGCCACCACGGCAGAACCCGACCCGCAACCGGCCCCGCCTCGCCAGCCCCACCGGTCGGCCCGCGCCGACACCCCACCCAAGGCGTGCGTCGTCTGCGGCGACACGTTCGAGCGGCGCGACACCGAGAGCGCCGCCGACTACGACCGGCGCAAGACCTGCGGCAAGGCCGCCTGCAGGCGCGAAGCCATCTCGAGAGCCACGACCGGCAAGAAGAAGACGAGTCGGCGCCCCGCGCAGGCTCAGGTCACGGCCCCGGCTGGGCCGAAGACACCCGCTGAACCCCCGCCGGCGCCCGCGGCCGAGGCCCCCGCACCCGACCCGGCGCCACCTCGGGCGCCGGGCGCAGAGACCGCGGCCGAGCCACAACCACCGGCGCCACAGGCGGCGCCGCCCGCCGAGCCCCGGCGCCTCAACTGGCGACCGCCCGAGCCGCACGAACCCATCCGCCTCCAACCACTCGGCGAACCCTGCCCAAACCACCCCGGCGAGGCCATCGGCGCCTACGGCTGCCCAGCCTGCCGAGCGGGGGAGAACTGGCGAAAGCGCGGCCAAGTCGCCTATGTCGGCGTAGGGAGCAGGCCGTGACGGCCGCCGACCACCGCAAGGCCATGCGGAAGCTCCTCGAATCCTTCACGCCCAGGCACCGCATGTGGGAGACCTTCGACGCCAGCGAGAGAGGAGTCTAGACCGTGGCCCAGTGGCGGCCCTTACACCGGCGGATCACCCAGAGCGACAAGGCGTACGAGCTCGCAGAAGACCCCGGCGCCCTGTGGCTCTACTGCGCCCTCCTGCCCCACACCGACAAGGAGGGCCGCGTCAACGCCAACCCGCACCACATCCTCGGCGGCATCCTCGAAGGCTGGCCGTACACGCCCGACCAGATCGAGCGCTGGCTCCTCGAGCTTGCCCGCGTCGGCCTCATCCAGCTCTACAGCAACGGCCGCAGGAGTCACATCGCGCAGTTCACGAAGTTCCAGGAGATGACGAAGCCGGACAAGCGCGAACCCGCCAGCGACCTTCCCGGGCCCACTGATGAAGGCAGCCAGTCCATGCTCCCGGAACCACCCCGGCCCCCTGCCCGGGAATCTTCGCGGAATCTCCCCGAAGAGTCCCCGGAGACTCCGGGAGAATCCCAGGAAGAACCCAGGCAGGGCGACGCGGAAACTCCACGGACACATGTGCATGTGCATGTGCATGAACATGTGCATGAACAACCCCCCCAACCCCCCCACACACCCGAACCGACCCCGAACCAAGCCGAAGGGGAAGAAGACGAACCAGACCCATCACAGGACGAGAGCCCCGAGGATGACCTGACGCACCACCAGCGACGCCTCCGGGACCGCCCCCCAGACCCCCTACCAGGCTCACGCCTCGCCACCCTCCACCCCGAAGCCTGGGCCGCACTCACAGACTTCCGCCGAGCCGCCGGCAAAGTCACCGAAGGCCAGTTCACAGCCTGGGCGAAGACCATCACCGACCACATCGACCAGTACGGCGAGACCGCAGTCGTCGCAGCACTCAGACTCACCCTCGAGAAGACAGGCCTCAAGCAACCCTTCGCCTACTACCGCAAGGTCCTCGCCCAACCCAGAACATCCGACGACCCGCTCGCCCAGTACCGGGAGGCCGGACTGTGACCCGAACTCTCCCACCAGAAGCCTGCGAGATCCTCGACCAGGCCCTCGCCCAACACGTCGGCGAAGACGCCTGGCTCGGCATCGCCTGGATCCCCAAAGACCGCAACCACCCCTACCACCACGACCTGCAACGCGCCCTCGAGGAACGCCGCCGCCACGACGTGCAGAGCTTCACCGACACCCTCCCCACCCGCTACCGCCGCTACACCTTCGACACCCTCCGCCGCCACCCCGGCAACGCCACCGCCATCGACGCCGCCAAAGCCCTCCAACCCGGCCAGAACCTCTACCTCTGGGGCCCCGCCGGCAACGGCAAAACCCACCTCGCCATCGCCACCGGCCACCACCTCGCCGAAACCGGTCACACCGTCGCCTTCCACGGCATCGCCGCCCTCTTCGCCCAGATCCGCGCATCCTTCGCCCCCGACGGCCCCCCACGCCCCAACCTCCACCACCCCGACATCCTCATCCTCGACGACCTCGGCAAGATCAAACCCACCGAATTCGTCTACGAAACCTTCTACGCCACCCTCGAAACCCGCTGGTCACAAGAAAAGACCACCATCTTCACCGCCAACCACCGCCCACTCGACGCCGCCAACCAACTCGCCCCAGACCCCGAAAGCGCCGCCGCCATCCTCTCCCGCATGGCCAGCGGCACCGTCACCGAAATCTAGGGCAGAGACGAGAGGCTGCCCCGGTGACCCTCGAGCTGCCCTGGCCACCCACCGCGAACAACCTCCACGCCGTCGTCCGCGGCCGCAAGGTCCTCAGCCGCAAAGGCCGCGAGTACCGGGCCCAAGCCGCCGCGCAGCTCGCAATGCAAGCCGCTCCACGCCTCGGCGACGCCCGCCTCGCCATCACCCTCACCCTCCACCCACCCGACCGCCGCCGCCGAGACATCGCCAACAGCGAAAAGGCCGCCATCGACGCCCTCGTCTACGCCGGCGTCCTCCACGACGACAGCCAGATCGACCGCCTGACCATCGTCCGCGCCGAGCCGCGCGCCGGGGGCGCGCTCACAGTCACGATCGAGGAGATGGGGGAAACCAGACCGTGAACCAACCTGCTACCATTGCTCCAGCACCGCCCCTCCGGGGCGCACGAATCCCCGCGAAGGAGGCGGCGGTGCGACTCGTCATCCCCGGCAGACCACAAAGCAGAGCCCGCAACGCCAAAGGCCAGGCGCTGCAGGCCGCGCACGCCTACCACGAGTCCGTCCGCCACCACGCCCGCCAAGCCGGTCTCGGCAAGGACGGCCACCCCCACGCGCCAGACGCCTGCATCGCCGTCTGGCTCACCTTCGTCTACACCTCCACCAAGCTCGACCTCCCACCCACCGCCTGGCCCGCCGAGAACATCCCCCACGCCCACCGGGCCCCGGAGATCTCACTACTCGCCCTGACCGGCCTCGCGTTCACCAGCGTCTCCCAGGCCAACCCGCTCATCGTCACCCGCGTCGTCCTCACGCCCGAAGAGTGCCAGGCTCGCTACGGCAGCGCCGACGGCGCCACGGTCATCGAGATCGAGGCCTGAACATGGCCAGGCGCCGCTCAAAGCCCACACCGAAAAAGCTCGCGCAGTTCCTGGAGGCCCTCGCCGAGACAGGCAACGTTCTCCTCAGCTGCGATATGCACAACCTCGACCGGCGCGCGCTGTACAGGCTCCGCAAGGCTGACGAGGACTTCAGGCGGGCGTGGGATGAGGCGCTTGAGCAGGCCGCCGACCACCTCGAGGCCGAAGCCAGGCGCCGCGCTCTCGACGGCCTGCTGCAGAAGAAGTTCACTAAGGACGGCGACCCGATTATCGACCCGGAGACGGGCGAGCAGTACGTTGAGCGCGTCTACAGCGACACGCTCCTGATCTTCTTGTTGAAGGGCGCGCGGCCAGAGCGTTACCGGGACCGTCAGCAGCTCGAGCACACGGGCCCCGGCGGCCAGCCGCTGCCGGCGCCTGCCGTGGTGAACGTCTACATCCCCGACAACGGACGGGACGGCTCAGGCGAGGGCGAGAATCATTGACGCACGAACTCGCCCCGATCGGTTCTGCAGATCTCTGCCCCCTCTGTGATGCCCTCCGGGAGATAGGCCAGGGTTCGCTTCTCCAGCACCAAGAGCGCATCCTGCACGGCGCCTGCCGAGGCCTGAGGCTCCGCTTCCACTACGTGTTGGACCAAGCGCAGAAACTCGATGCACGGGAACTCGGGCGACGTGCGGTCCCACAGGACCCCCCCTACCGTCTGGATGAACTCTTCCTTGAGGTGCGGCATGGAGCATCATAGGCCGCCCATCCCGGGGGAGAACGGAGCGCCTGCGCCGATCATCGAGATCCGGCCCCAGCCCGGTCCCCAGGAGGCGTTCCTCGCCACGCCTGCGGACATCGCCTTCTACGGCGGTGCCGCCGGGTCCGGGAAGAGCTTCGCGACCGTCATCGACCCCCTCCGGCACGTGCATCGGCCCGGGTACCGCGGCGTGATGTTCCGCCGCGAGATGACCCGCCTCATCGGCTCCGGGTCGCTGTGGGAGGAATCCCAGGGCATCTACCCGCTCCTCGGCGCCGAGAGTCGCATGAGCCCCGTCCTCGAGTGGCGCTTCCCCTCCGGGGCCGTCATCGAAATGCGGCACCTGCAGCACGAAAAGGACAAGCACGCCCACCAAGGGAAGCAGTACGCCGCCATCTACTTCGACGAGGTCACCGAGTTCGAGGAAGCGCAGTTCTGGTACCTCATCAGCCGCCTCCGCACGACGAGCGGCGTTCGGCCCTACGCCCGCGGCACCTGCAACCCCGACCCCGACAGCTGGGTCCGCCACCTCATCGACTGGTGGATCGGCAGCGACGGCCTACCCATACCCGAACGCAGCGGCGTCATACGGTGGTTCGCCAGGGTCGGCGACCAGCTCGTCTGGGCCGACACCCGCGACCAGCTCCTAGCCGATAACCTGACCGTCGAACCCGACGACCCCCTCTCGTTCACCTTCATCGCCGCCAGGCTCGACGACAACCCAGCCCTCCTCGCCAAGGACCCGTCCTACCGCGCCCGCCTGCGCGCCCTTCCCCTCGTCGAGCGCGAGCGGCTCCTCGGCGGCAACTGGAACATCCGCCACAGCGCCGGCCTGCTCTTCAAGCGCGCCTGGTGCGAGCTCGTCGACCAAGCCCCCGCCGGCCTCACCATGGTCCGCGCCTGGGACTTCGCCGGCACCGCCGTCAGCCCAAGCACGCCCGACCCCGACTGGACGGTCGGCACCAAGGTCGGCCGCGGCCCCGGCCGCGCGCCCGAGCACTACGCCCTCGACGCCGTCCGCCTCCGCGGCACGCCGTCCCAGGTCGAGGAGCTGTTCATCCGCACCGCCCTCGCCGACGGGCCCAACGTTATCCAGGTCATCCCGCAGGACCCCGGAGAGGCGGGGAAGACCGTCGCCCTGCAGCGCATGACCCTGCCCGAGCTGCAGGGCATCGCCGTCCGCGTCGTGCGGCCCACCGGCGACAAGGTGACCCGCTTCCAGCGCGCGAGCAGCCTGGCGGAGAAGGGCCTCCTCAAGGTCGTGCGCGGACCCTGGAACGACTGGTGGTTCTCCGACCTCGAGGGCTTCCCGGACGCCACCCACGACGACACGGCCGACAGCCTCAGTGACGCAGTGAACAACTGCCCGGCGCCCAGCGCGTTCCGGGTGAGGGGAGCCACCGCATGACCAAGAAGACCAAGGCGCGCCCGGCCGTCGTGAAGGCCCGCGCGTTCGCCACGACCGCCCACGACCTCGAGCCCGCCCTGCAGCTGCGCATCGACCCGTCGCCCGCGGAATCGAGCGAGGCCGCGCAGACGCACGACGCCCGTGTACGCGTTCCCTGGCCCATCCCCGCGTCGCAGCTGATCGACTTCTACCTCGGGAACCCGTGGCTGGGCGCGATCGGTAACCTCCTCGCCGACGCCGTCAGCAGCGCGAAGTGGGACCTGGCCGCCCGCGACGTCGACACCGCCGGCCAGCCCCTCGACCGCGCCAGCGACTTCGACAAGGCCAGCGACGAGAACTACCGCCGCGCGAAGGCCTGGCTCTCACGCGAGACGATCGGCCGTGAGGGCGTCAGCGAGCTCGACCTGCCCGCCCTCCTCCGCGCCCTGTGCGTCGCGAACGACCAGACCGGCAACGTCTTCACCGAGGTCCTCCGCGACCAGGCGGGGCGGGAGCCGCTGCAGGTCAGCCACCTGCTGCCGCAGTTCGTCTGGTACGAGGCGCGAGAGTCAGGCCTCGTGCTGCGCCAGGAGGACCCGTTCGGGAAGCCGATCGACTTCGTGCCGTTCGGCACCCGAGCGGTGGGCGAGAAGGACCGCCGCGAGTTCCTGCACCAGCGGCAGACGAACCTGGCGAGCAGCTTCTACGGCCTGCCCTCTTGGATCGCGTCGCGTGACAGCGTCGAGGTCGACAACCAGCACCGCAGGTACCTCAAGGGCTTCTTCAAGAACCACGGCACGCCCCGCTACCTCGTCACCGTCACCGAGGACCCCACCTGGACGGGGCAGAAGCCGGGCGACGACGCCCTCGACGCCCTCTTCGAGCAGGTGAGGGGCTTCCTCGAGGCGAATCAGGGCGACATGGCCGGCCGCAACCTCATCCTCGAATACCCCGGCGGCATCACAGTCACTGCACAACCGCTCGACCACAAGCTCGAGGACCCGACCTTTCCGAACACCGCCAAGCTCGCACGCGACGAGATCCTCGCCGTGCGGCACGTGTCCCTGATCAACCTGGGCCTGCCGGAGGGTGGGTACAGGGCGACGGCCGAGACCCAGGCGGACGACTTCGTTACGCAGGCGCTGATCCCGTTCGCGGCGCCGGCCGTGGCGGTCATCAACCGCATCCTCCACGCTCCCGCCCCCAGCGGGCTCGGGATCACGGACTACGACTTCGAGCTGACGTTCGACGACGCAGAGCAGCTCCTGCGGAAGGTGGAGGCGCTCGTGAAGGCCGCCGGCGCGCCCATCCTCAGCCAGGCCGAGGCGCGGCAGGCGCTCGGGTACGAGCCGGCCGGCGAGACCAAGCCGCTGCTGCCGACGACGATGCTCCCCGCCGGTGACTTCGCCGCGGGCGGGCCCGATGCCACGCCGGCCGAGGACTAACCCCCGCCTAGCGCGCGCCCGGCACCTGGCGCAGGTCGAGGCCGCCGTCAGGCGCCACGCGCCCGAGGTCTGGACCGCCACTCGCAGGCTGCACGCGAAGTGGCTGCGCGAGGCCCTGGCGGCCGCCCGGCCGCTCCTCGACAAGCTCGTCATCGAAGCCAGGCTGTACGAGCTCGAGGTCGAGTGGCTCGCCGGCGAGCTCGCCTGGCTCGGGTACGAAATCAGCCCCGACGAGCTGCGCGAACAGCCCGAGGTCGCGTGGACCCTCAGGCGCCTAGCCGAGCAGGCGCCTGCGTCCGCCGGGTTCCTCACGACCGACCCGCGTCGCGACACCCTCATCCGGGAGACCGTGCGAATCCTCGAGGACGACCTCAGCGTCTATTGGCGAAACCTCACCGACCCCGAGACGCTCGCCAGGCGCCTCGTGAACCTGAAGGCGGAGGGCGTCCCGTACGTCGAGGCCTCCAGGCAGGTCGCGCGTCAGTACGGCACGGAGTTCTACCGGGCCGAGCGCCTCGTCCGCTCGAGCTACAACAGCGCCTCGAACAACGCGCACAGCGCCGCGCTCGAGGAGGCCGGCTTCAAGCGGAAGCAATGGCTCACCAGCCGCGACGCTCGGGTGCGCCGGCCGCAGGGTCAGAGTCCCTTCGACCACGTAGCAGCCGAGGGCCAGAAGGTGCCGATCGACAAACCGTTCATCGTCAGCGGCGAGCCCCTCATGTACCCAGGGGACCGCAGTCGCGGCGCGTCCGCCGGGAACATCGTCAACTGCCGCTGCACCGTGATTGGAGTTGGCTAGGGCACTGGATTTATGTCGGCGACTCCGGCGTAGTCACGTATACATCGGCGCCCTCGAAGGCCCGCGTCACGATCCAGGTCTGTTGGTGTAGGAGCGGCCCCGTAGGCGCGTAAAGATAGCGCACGGAAATCTCGGCTCGGTTGGTGGGAGGCGCCTTCTCCGGAAGCCGCTCGCCGAGATCGTTCTCCGTGTCGGAGTACCAGTTGGGGAAGGCATGAATCCAGGTCTCCTGCCCTGGGGCCAAGCCGGCTTGACGTGCGTGTCCCTTGATGGAGACAGGCTCGTCCGGATCTTGTTTCGCAGAGTTGAGCACAACGTATATCCAGACGTGGTGCCGGCTCAGGTTTACCAGGTTCAACTTTCCCTCGCTCCTGATGCCGTTCTCTGGTACCAGCAATAGGTTCGGTGTGAACTCCAACTCGAGTTGCTTTTGGAGCCCCTCTATCTGCTTCTCGCTTGCCCGTGCCATCTTGCTGGTCTCGTGGGTATACCGCCAAGTGACCCAGACCAATGCAGCTGTCAGGCCGATACTTGAGGCAACGTTCAAGCGGTTCAGGGTGTTGTCAGTGAAGCCCGGTACGAGCAGCACTGCCGCGATGAGACTTCCCACGGCGACCAGGCCCGCGACGGTCTTCCAGCCAATTGGACTCATGAGAAACGATACGGCGGCTGAGTTGCCTCTGGACACGCCCGCTGTCAGCCTGTAGTCTCGACATAGCTTCGGCCCTCCGGGCCGCGATTCGTCGCGAACCCGGAGGGCCTGTCTCTGTTCGGACGCCGTAACCACAACCTCCAGCGCCGCGCCGCGCCCGCCACAGCGGTGGGCGAGCCGCGCAGCGTCGACCTGACCGTCCGCGCCGGCGCCGGCGACACCCTAATCCTCCGCGCCAGCAACGACACCGTCGTCGACCGGTACGGCACCGTCATCACCGCCGAGGCCCTCCTCAGGGACTGGTGGCCCGCCTACCAGCAGCACCGAACCGTCTCCCTCCAGCACAACCTGCCCCGGCTCCGCGAGATCGAAGGCCGGCCCATGGTCGGCCTCGCCACCCGCGTCGACTTCACCCCCCAGCTAGAGGTCGAGGTCAAGGTCCTCGACCAACGCACCCTCGACCTCGTCCGCGCCGGCAAGGTGCGCAGCGCCAGCCTCGAGTTCGTCCCCCTCGAGGTCGAACGCCGCACCGTCGAGGGCAAACCGGCCGAGGTCTACCACCGCCTCTCCCCAGAGCCTGAACACGCCGGCCTGAGCCTCGTCGACGTGCCGGGCGTGCCCGGCGCCGACCTCCTCAACATCCGGACCCTACCCGCCCTTTGGGCGTTCGCCGTCGTCGACCCGAAGGTCCTGAACGGCGAGGTCACCGACCCCGACCTGGTGCGGCAGCTGGCGTGGCTGCCTCATCACGACGAACGCAGCCACGCCGTCGACGAGCAGCTGCTGGCCCGAGCGCTCGCCGACCTCGAAGCGGGCCGAGTCCACGTCCCAGCGCACGCCAGCCTCTCGCCGGCGCAGGTGCTGGAGAGAGCCCGCGCTCACCTCGAGCGACACACCAGCCTCCGCCTCGGCAGGAGGGCCGAGGCTGAGACCCCAAAGGAGGGGGAGATGAAGGACAAGTGGATCCAGGCTCGCGCCGCCCAGTACCAGGCGGAGGGCCTTAACGAGCAGGACGCCGCGGCCAAGGCCAAGGCGGACTACGACAAGCTGGCGCCCGACGTCAGGGCCAAGCTCGAGGGCAAGGCCACCGACCAGGCCACCGGCGACGACACCGAAGCCAAGGGGCTCCTCGCGCGCCTCTTCGGCGGCCGCGCGGCTGGTGGTGACGTGCACGTGCACCTCACCCAGCCCGCCCCCGATGCGCAGGTGCAGGCGCGCGCCGAGCGCGAGGCGAAGCCCGACCAGGACACAAAGGCCGAGGAGAAGCCGGCCGTCGGCCAGGCGCAGGCGCGCACCGCCCGCGACGAGTGGCTCGAGGCCCGAGCCGCGCTGCTCCAGGTCGAAGAGGGCCTCACGCCGGCGCAGGCGCGCACCGCCGCGCAGGAGCAGCTCGACGCCGACCTCGGCCTCCAGGCCAGGCTCGCCGCCGCTCCCGCCCCCACGGCCGCCGCCGGCGACGCCGTGGCGCACCTGCCGCCGGAGATCAGGGCGCTGCTCGCCCGGCCCGAGCAGCCCATGGCCGCCATCGCCTCGGGCCTGCGCGTCCGCAGCCCCAGGCTCGAGGGCGACCAGCTCCTCGCCGAGGTCCTCATGCGCACGGTCGTCCCGCAGGTCGGCCGCCAGCGCCCGTCGACCAGGCAGCTGACCGAGGCCTACAACATGCTCGCCGAGGCTGGCATCCACTCGCGCGCCCTCTCCATCGAGACCGACGGCACGGTCATCCGTGAGGAGCTCGCGCGCCAGTTCGTGGTCAAGCCCGAGCCGGACGTCGTCTTCCGCAACCACATGCGGAGCGTGCCGATGGCCGGCGTCAAGAAGCAGACCTTCCCCCGCTTCGACAGGGCCGGCATCACGCACGAGTGGGGCCGCACCTCGACCGACCCGATCACGGACAGCGAGCCCACGCTCGACACGTTCGACATCGAGGTCAGCGAGCTGAACTCGAAGGTCGTCGTGCCCGACTCCTTCCAGATGTTCAACGCCCAGGGCATGTCCTTCGTGGCGCAGAACCTGCTCCCGGCCATGCGCGGCGCCGCCCAGTACGAGGAGGACCGGGCGTTCTTCATGAGCACCGGCACCGCCACGGACCCGGCCACGTTCAAGGGCCTCCGCAGCGTCACCGGCGTGACCAGCGTCAGCGCCAGCACGAACGGCGACGCCTTCGACCTCAGCATCCTCTCGAGCCTGCTGAGGGCGATGCCGGTCGCGTTCCGGTCCGACGTGGCCAGGCTCGCGTTCTACATGCCCATCAGCCTCGCCGACGACTTCGCCGAGATCATCAGCGAACGCGCCACCGTCCTCGGTGACCGCCTCCTGTCCGAGGCGAGCGGCGTCGGCCCGCGCGCCTTCGGCATGTACCGCGGCGTGCCCGTGTACGGGATCTCGCACCTGCCCAACAACGAGACCCAGGGTGGGTCGACGGACTGCGGCACGGTGTTCCTCGTGCACCGGGACATCCCGGTCATCGGTGACGCGCTCACCATCAGGATCGAGCCGTACCGGCGCGAGAACTTCATCGACGTACTGCAGCTGCAGGCGTGGGTGGGTCTCGGGTACCAGTTCCCGGCCGGCGTCGTGCGCCGCGTCGGCGTCCGTCCGCGCCTCCAGGGCGAGTGAGCCATGGCGAAGCCCAAGGCTCTGACCACCCAGGCCGGTAAGGGCGGGGCGGAGCTCCCAGAGATGGGGGCTCTGCTCCGGTTCCTGCAGGAGCGGTTCCTCGGCATCGACTCGGGTGCGCCGGTCGCGGCCGTCGCCGGCGTCGCCGCGACCGGCACCATCACCATCGCCGACAACACGAAGGTCACCGCCGGCGACACGGTGACGATCGGCGAGTCCACGGTCACCGCCGTCGCCAGCGACCCCGAAGAGGGCGAGTTCGAGATCGGCGCCAACGCCGGCGCCACCCGCGACAACCTCCTCGCCGCCCTCGAGGCCATAGCCGAAGCCGAGGGCGTGGCGGTGGCCCCGAGCAGCACCGCCGCGATCGCCGTCACCGCGCTCGCGAAGGGCACGGCCGGTAACGACATCGCCCTCGCCGTCGAGCTCGACACGGAGGGTGGGATCACTCTCTCCGGGGCGAAGCTCACCGGCGGAGTGAACCAGGTGCTCGGCACCGTCGCGAAGGCCGGGACCATCCGCGTCGACGGCGCGACGGGCAAGGCCTACATCGCCGTCAAGGACACGACCGAGACGGACACCAGCGGCTGGAAGGAGATCACGCTGTCATGACCAAGGCCAAGAAGACCACGACGAAGAAGGCCAAGGCCGAGGCGGCGCCGGCCAGCGAACCGACCGTGGCCGCGCCCGTCGAGGCCGCCCCCGCGCCTGCGCCAGAGCCCGCAGCGCCGGCGATGGTCGCGTGCAGGCTCGGCCCGACGAGCAACGTCGGCCGCCTCATCGTCGGCCGGGTCGTGATCGAGCGAAACGTCACCGGCCGCATCCCCCGCGCCGAGTTCGAGCGCCTCAAGGCCGAGTACGGCCTCGTGGAGGTCGAGGAGTAGCCATGCCCTGGTTGGACGCGACGGCGGTTCTGAAGCTCGCCGGGTACACGGCCGGGTCTCCGCTCTCTGCGGAGCACCAGGCCGCCGTCGCGTTCGCCGAGCAGGCCATCGCCCAACGCACCGGCCTCGTCTGGGGTGAGACCCGGGGCGAGACCGTCACGGTCCGCCTGAACGCCGCCTCTTACCACCTGCGCCTGCCCAAGGACGTGCAGAGCGTCGAGGACGTCAGCCCAGCCATCGGCGCCAGCGAGCTCTTCGAGCTCGACGGCCACCTGCTGCAGCGCTTCGACAGCAGCTACGACCAGCTGGCCTGGAAGGCAGGCACGTACAGGGTCGAGGTCGTCCGCGGCATCAACGACGTGCCCCAGGCCGTCACGAGGGCCGCGGCGCTCCTCGCCGCCCACTACCTCAGCCTCGCCGACCCCGAGCGCAGCCGCTACGACGGCGCGTCCCTGGGCGACTTCAGCGGCACCGAGCGGCGCGACGCCTTCCCGGTGCCCGCGGCTGAGCAGCTGCTCAGGCCGTGGATCACCAGCGTGGCGGTGGCCTCGTGATCAACTGCGTCGTCACCGTCTACAAGGACGTCGACGTGCTCGACAACGGGCACCGCGGCGCCGCCGCGCCCCAGTCGACGCAGCTGTTCAAGGGCCCGGCCTATCTCGCGTCGCCCACGCGGAGCTGGGAGCGGCAGGCGGCGCTCGAGGGCGTGATCACCGGCGACCTGCACGTCCACACGCACGTCAACCTCAACCCAGCCACGCGCGTGGTCGTCGCAGGCCACGACAGCGCCGGCGAGTACCAGGTGCTCGGCGCCGCCGTCACCAGCCGCGAGTGGCGCCTGTCGCTGGGGAGGAGGCCCTGATGGCCGGCGTCAGTCGCAAGGTCATCCAGGAGATGCGCAGGCGTCACCAGGCGGGCCTGCACGCCGTCGCGGTCGAGCTCACCAGCCGCGCCAAGGTCGAAGCGACCAGGCATACGGACAACGGCACGCGCCGCAACAGCATCACGCAGTCGAAGGAGGTCGACGGCCGCACCGTCCTCTGGGGCATCCCGATCGGCGCCGCGCCGCACGCCCCGCACCTCGAGCTCGGCTTCCGTCCTCACTGGGTGCCGGCCAAGCACATCGGCCTGTGGATGCAGCGTCACGGCGCCGGCATCCTCCGCAACGGCAGGCAGGTGCGCGGCAAGGTCGTGCACGGCCAGGCGCGCCGCAAGGTGAACCTCCGCGCGCGCGGCACCAGCGTCGCATTGGGCCTATACGTCGGCGGGCCCGGCAGCAGCCTCCAGACGGCGCCGGGGGGTGCCACGGGCCGCATGTACCGCGGCCGGCGGTGGGTCACAGGGCACTGGCACACCAAGGGCGGCCGATCCGACTACCTCCGCGCCGGCACGGTCGGCCACCCCATCCTGCAGCCCGTCGGGGACAAGGCCGACTCGGTGCCGCTCGACGTGTTCGTGAGGGGGTGGGCGCGTGGCCGGTGACCGCGCGAGCGTGCTCCGGAGCGTGCACCAGCTCCTGGCCAAGCACGAGGGCCTGGTAGAGGTCCTCAGCCACGACCCGGACGCGGACACGGTCGAGGGCGGCGCCAGGATCCTCGGTGACGACGTCCGCCTCGACAGCCTGCCCCTGCCGTGCCTGGTGCTGACGTTCGACGGCGGCGACGGCCTCTCCCAGACCCGCGGCGACCTCACCTGGCAGCTCGCCGCGTACCTCTACGCATCCACCGTCTACGAGGCCGCGGAGGTCCTCGACCAGCTCGAGGACGCAGCCGCCGTCTACTCGTACGACCAGGACCTCGACCAGCCGCTCAGCCGCTTCCGCGTGACCGGCCACGAGCGCCTAGACCCCGTCGGCCCCGCGCAACGCCTGCTGGCGTGGCGCGTGAACCTCGAAGCCACCTGGATCCCCTGAGGAGGGAAGTATGTTCTCGGTAGTCAACGCCAACAAGGTCATGTTCAGCAAGGGCCTGCGCATGCTCGTCGGCGACGTCGACGCCGCCAAGGGCGCGTGCACGCCCGTCGGGCTGCTGGGCGAGAACGCCGTCTTCAACATCACGCCCACGTACCGGCAGAAGACCGACCGGTTCCCGGAAGTCGTCGTCGCCGAGGCCATCCAAGGCGTCACCGCGGAGACGCGCATCGTCCTCCGCGAGTGGACGACCGACAACCTCCGCCTCGCCCTCGGCCTGGGCGTGGACGACGTCACCGCCGTCGCCGGCTCCGAGGTGGTCGTCACCGACGAGGAGTACACGGTCGATGAGGACGGCCGCGTCTTCATCGACCGCACCGGCCTCAGCGACATCGTCGTCAAGGAAGGCGTGTCGACCACGCACGCGCTCGACACCGACTACGTCGTCATCGAGACCGCCACGCAGACGATCATCTTCGCCCTCGACGGCGGCGGCATCTCGCCGGCCGACGACCTGAAGATCTCGTACAAGTACACGCCGGCCGCGCACCACGTCCTGCCCATCGGCAAGGCGTCGACGCCGAAGTACTACGGCATCTGGCTCGAGGAGGAGCTGACAGGCTCGCAGACGTCGAAGGCTGAGTTCCAGATCTACAAGGCGCGCATCGGCATCGACAACGGCTTCCAGCTCAACAACGCCGAGCAGGGCGGCGACATCCCGCTGGTGATCCAGGCCGTGCTGATGCCGGGGAAGACGGATCTCGGCAAGCTCTACAACTACGCGTGAACCGGGCCGCTAGGCGGGCCTTCGCCAAGAACATCGCCAAGGCGATGGGGCGGGCGAAGGCCCACCGGCCACCGGAGGAGAGCCCTACCGCCGAGGAGCGGTTGGCGCAGCTCGAGGCCAGGAACGCCGAACTCGAACGCCGCCTCGCCGGCCTCGAGGAACGCCACGACCAGGTCCCGGGCGTCGTCCCCGGCCGGCGCGACTGGAGCGTCGTCGTCGGCGGCGAGGTCGTGCCCATCCGCGCCCTGCCACCCCAGGAGTGGCTGGCCACGACCGGAGAACTGCCCGAGTTCCTCTTCAGCCTCGCCGTCGGCAGGGACCGCCCCGAGTCGCAGCCGCTCACGGCCGAGGAGCGCGCTCAGAAGATCCACGACGTCGCCCGGCGCTGGATCGCCGCCTGCGCCGTCGACCCCGAAGCCGTGGACCTAGACCACCTCACCGTCCTCGAGGCGGAACACGCGGTGGCGCACATCGCCGAGCTGAACGGGGTGACGGCCTACCTGGCCAAGTGGTTTCGAAGCCGACTCCAGGGAGTGGCTGCTCCTGCACCAGACCGCGAGAACGTACGGGCAGCGCCCCAGCGCCCTGCTGGGAGTCAGCCCAACTGACCCGGCGGCGCTGCTGATCGACGTCACGGTCAGCCACAAGGCGCAGTTGTGGGAGCAGGAGCACGGCCTCGGCGAGTACTGGTGGCTCTCCATCCTCAAGGCCCTCACGGGCGGGGGAGACGAGGGGAAGAACGTTGAGCGCGTCGACATGTCCAACGTGCGCTGGCTCTAAGCCGGGGGTGAGTCGTGGCCGGTAGGCAACTCACCCTCGGCGACCTCGTCTACCGCCTCGGGTTCGAGAACGAGGAGCAGTTCCTCCGCGAGCTCGACCGGCTGTTCCAGCGCGGCGAGGACGAGGCGGGGAAGGGCGGCCGTGAAGCCGGCCGGTCCTGGGGTGAGCAGTTCCGCGCCACCCTCACCGGGTCGGCGATCGGGTCCTTCATCGGCGGGTTCATGTCGCAGGCGTTCGCCAGGGCCGTGGACGCCGCCAGGGACTTCGCGGTCGCTAGCGTTCGCGAGTTCGCGGTCTACGAGCAGGGCCTGCTGCAGTTGAAGCTCGCCGGCGAGCAGAACCTGGGCGCGGTCGAGGCCCGCATCGACGGCCTCGCCAGGGCCTCGCGGGTGTTCAGCCGCACCGACATCAGTGTCGCCATCGGCGGCCTGGTGAAGGCCGGGTACGACGTCGAGACCGCCTTCGCCCTGGCGGAGGCGGCGGTGCTGGGCGCCGCGTCCGAAGTCGACCCGGCGACGCTGAAGTTCGGGGACCTCGGCGACACCGCGGTGCAGCTCGGCAACATCCTGCGCGCCCTGAACTACGACACCAGCCAGACGGGCCGGGTCATGGACGTCATGGCCAAGGCCGCGCAGGACTCGAACCTCGATGTCAGCGACCTCGTCGATATCCTGGCCAGGGTCGGGCCGACCGCGCGCCTCGCGGGCCTGGAGATCGAGGACGTCGCCGCCATGGCCGCTGTCCTGTCCAACAACGGCATGGACGCGAGCCTCATCTCCACCGGCCTCCGGAGCGTGCTGCAGTCCCTCATCAACCCCACGGGTGACGTCAAGGACGTCCTCGACAGGCTCGGCGTGAGCATCGTCGACAAGAACGGGAAGATCAGGGACTTCAACGACGTCCTCGACGGCCTGAACCGGCTCACGAGCGCCGGCGGCCGCGGCCTGCAGGTCCTCACCGAAGCCGTAGGCAGCTACGGCAGCACGGCCGCGTCGAGCCTGGGCCAGTCCAGCGAGGCCGTGAAGGAGTTCCGCACCGAGCTCGAGAACGCCGAGGGCAGCGCCAAGCTGCTCGCGGACACCATGCGCGACTCGGGCGCCGGCGCAGCCGCCGAGCTCCAGGCCCGCCTCGCCGACGCCAGGGTCGAGCTCGGCACGCAGCTCACGCCCGTTCTCGTCGACCTCTACGAGACGGTCTTCCCGGCGCTCGTATCCGGCTTGGCCGAGGTCATCGCGCTCTGGCAAGACTGGTACTTCCTCATCAACGGCACGACACCGGCATTGGAGAGGGCGCAGGAGCAGTTCGAGTCCCAGTTCACTCCAGAGCAGCTGGCCACGCTCGACGTGATCAAGCTCATGCGCGAACGCCGCAGTGGCCTCGTGGCGGAGAGGGATCGGCTCGTCGCCGCCGGCGCCAGCCCCGAAGAGCTCGCGGCCATCGACGCCGAGATCGCCAGGGTCGAGGCCGGCATCGAGCGCATGGAGGCCAAGTACAGAGAGCTACGCGGCGAGGCCGAGACCACCGGCCGGGCGGTCACCGGCGTCGCCACCGCCACCAACGACGTAGCCGACGCCAACTTCAACCTGAACACCGCCGTCAAGGAGCGGCCGAAGGACCCGCTCGTCGACGAGGCGGGCAGGGTCCAACGCGACCTGCGCCGCCTCAAGCTCGCCTTCGAACAGGACCTCATCAGCCGCGAGTGGTACGAGGAGCAACTGAAGGCGCACCTCAGGCGTCTCGACGGCCTCCTCGACCGGGCTACCACCACCGAGCAGTCCGCGGCCATCCTCGGCGCCCGCTCCGCCCTCCTCAAGGACCTGGGCGCCGTCACGCCGACCGGCGGACCCTCAGCCGCCGCCGGCATCAGGGAAGACCCGGCCATGGACATGGCCGCCAGGGCCAGGCAGAGCGACCTCCAGCAGATGCTCCGCGAAGCCGACGAGGCCCTGGCAGCGGCAGACGAGCAGAGGCGCGTGCACGAGGGCCTCGCACAGGCAGCGATCGAGTCCGCGGCGGCGTTCGACGACCAGCTCCGCGCCGAACGCGAAGCCGCCGACGCCCTGCAGCGCGACGCCGACGCCAGGCGCCTGGTCAGGGACCGGCAGGCGCAGGCCCTCTCAGCCACCCTGACCGAGGCCTTGTCCAGCGGGAACACCGCCCTGATGCGCGAGGCGCTCAAGGAGCTGGAGGCGTTCAGCGACAGGTTCGGCGAGGCCTGGGCGCAGAGACTGTTCGGCGACCAGAAGGCGCAGCTGGAGCGCGAGATCGCGGCGTTCGAAGCCACCATGGCCCGCGCCGGCGACCTCGACGACGCCATCAGGGCCGACGTCGAGGCGGCCAGGGCCCTGCAGGACGGCGCGAACGCCCAGCGCCTGGTGCGTGACCGGCAAGCCGGCACGCTCGCTCAGAGCATCGCCGCCGCCCTCGACAGCGGGAACACGGCGCTCATGCGCGAGGCGCTGGCGGACCTCGACGCGTTCGCGCAGCGGTTCGGGGAGGCGTGGGCGGAAGCGCTGTTCGGCGCCCAGCAGGCGGAGCTCGAGCGGCGAATCACGGCCTTCGAGGCGGCGATGGCGAGGGCGGCCGACCTCGACCAGCGCCTCGCCAGCGAGAGGGAAGAGACAGAGGCTCTGCAGGCCGCGGTGGACGCCGAGCGCCAGGTCCGCGAACGCCAGGCGGGCCGAGTCACTGGCCTAGTCGAGACCGCGCGCACCACGCAGACGGCGGAGGACATCCGCGAGGCGCTGGCCGCGATCGAGACGTTCCGCGACCGGTTCGGGGAAGCATGGGCCGAGGCGTTCGCGGCGCACGAGCGCTACCTCCAGAGACTCCTAGCCGCGACGGAGGCCGCCGCCGAGAGGTCCGACCGGATCAAGTTCAACGACTTCACCGTGAACGCGCCCGAGCGCGCGGCGGTGCTAGCCCAGCTCGCGAAGGACCTAGAGCAGGCGGGGGAGATGGCCGAGCTCATGGGTGACGAGCTCGGCGGCGCCGAGTCCAAGATCCGCCTGACCGAGGCCGCGATACAGACGCTGGTCGCGCTGGGCCTGAACCCGGCCAGCGCGACCATCCAGGCCCTCACCGCTGACATCCTCCAGTGGAAGGAGGCTATCGACGAGGCGAACGACAGCGCCAGGCGGGACCGCGAACTCAAGTCCCAGGCTGACCAGCTCGCTGACCGGGTCATCGGCATCGCCGAGGCGTTCCCGCGCGCCATCGCCGACGGTATCAGGGGAGGCGACATCGGCTCCGCCCTGCAGCAGGCCCTCGGCAGCGCGGCGGACTTCTTCCTCGAGCAGATGCTCGACGCCATCCTCGGACCGATCAAGCAGCAACTAGCGGCTACGTTCGCGGAGTCGCTGGCGGCGAGCGGCGGCGGGGCAGGCGCTGGCCTGGGCGCGCTCGGCACCCCCGGCCTCGTGCTGGGTGGCGTCGCCCTGTTGGCCAGCCTCCTGATCGGCGCTGGGCAGGCGCGGGCGCGGCAGGCTGAGACGGCTAGGCGAGACGTGCAGAGGACGGTCTCCTCGGCGCCGAGCGTCACCTACAACCTGTCCGCGACCGTGCAGTTGGCGCAGGCGCCGTCCTTCGGCGACCCCAGCTTCGAGGCCCGGTTGCGGGCGTTCGTCGAGCAAGTAGCTGTTGACCTCTTCCGCCGCGTGCAGAGGAGCTCGTCGTGATCGACCCCTACGTCATCTTCGAACGCGTCAGCGACTCCGCCCAGCTCACGGTCACCGGCGACGCCGAGTTCACCAGGGACGCGACCGGGAACCTGACCATCACATGGTCCGACCCCTTGAAGGCATGGTCGCCGGCGTCCAGGCTCACGCGGGCCGACTTCGCCGGGTTCGTGAGCGAAGGCGTCGAGCAGCACCGGAACCGCGCCGGCACGTACCTGGCCATCACGGACGCGGGCGGTGCCCTGCTCAAGGTCACCTGGGCGGAGGTCGACCCCTGGGCCGGGGCGCTGGTCGAGGCTCAGGACCTGTACGGTGTCGCCGTCCTCGTCAACACGAGCGCGAGCCTGCAACGGGACGGGATCTCCGTGGTCGTCTACCGGGCCGACTACCGGTTCCAGCGAGGAAGCGGACTCCTCGAGCAGAGGCCGCTTTGATGCCACGGCTGACCGACGACTTCAGCCTCGAGTGGGCCAACTTCCGCCAGAGCACCGTCTTAGGCTCTTGGACCACCGAGCTCACCCAGGGCGCCGTCACCGTCCGTGCCTCGCAGTCTCCATCGGGGGAGGAGCCGAACGGTCCTGAGATGGCCTCCTGGGAGGCGCTGCGACCGGCCTTGGACGGGCGGGCCGAGGTCGACGCTCTAGTGCGTGTTAGGTGCACTTCCTTCCCCTTGGGAGCAACCATCCTCGACCCCGGGGTCGCGCTCTTCGCCAGGCTTCCAACGGGTTCGTTCACGCCCAGCGTAGGCCTCGCGCACATGCTCAGAAGGCACGGCACACAGCTCCGCCTCTTCTACGGCGCCTTCGACCCGCTCAACTCCCCGCCCGCGGGCAGCACGCACAACTTCGCCAGCGGCATGGTCGTCGGTGCCTGGTACTGGATGCGCCTCCAGGTCACGCGAGACTCGACGACCGAATACGTCAAGGGCAAGATGTGGGCCGACGGCGACCCCGAACCCGACTGGCAGGTGCAGCGCTCGGAGGCGATCTCGTCACAGCACACCCCAGCCCTGGGCGGCACCATCGGCGTCGCCAACTCCGGAGGCGGCGGCACCTCCCTCAGCCCCCCGCCCGGGTACACGTGGAACTACGCCGCCGAACTGTTCAGCGACTCCCCGCCAGAGCGGCCGCCCCTCGACGCCCCGGTCACCGTCCACCTTGGCGAGACATTGAACGGCGTCTTCGCCGACCCTAGCGTCGACGTCACCTTCTTTCAGAACGTCGACCTCGAGGTCGGTAGCGTCAACACCATCGGCGACCAGCTCTCCAGCGAGGCCTGGTACAGGTTCGCTATCAGGGACCGCAGTAAGAGCAGGGGACTGGTCGCCTACACGGGCGAGACCCTCCTGACCAGGCTCTCGCGCATGCGGCCAAGGGAGAGCCTCATCCTCGTCGCCGGCGATGGCGGCGTCCCGAACCCGCTCACCCTACAGGAGTGCCTGCGCAGGTTCTTAACGTTCTACGGCGTCCCGTTCAAGGAGCCGCTACCGCCGTTCTTCCTCCGCACTAGCACGGGCATCGTCACGCCCACCGCCCAGGCGTTCGTCATCCAACCCGACCAGGAGAACCCGGAATCGGTCTTCGACTGGCTCGAACTCTTCTTCGGCCCGTTCCGCGGCTACACCTGGCGCGCCGACGCCGACGACGAGCTCGTGATCAAGCCGCCAGCGTGGGCGGAGGCGACCGGCCTCCGGTTCCACCTCTACCGGAGCTCCCCCGTACAGCAGCGGACGGACCTCACCTACCCCTGGCCCTGGCCAGGCCGGGCGCCGACCGTCGAGTACCGGCTCACGGTCGAAGGCGAGACCGTCACCGGCACCATCGGCCCCCTAGAGGCCGGCGTCGCCGAGGAGCTGATCGAGGGCGTGCTCGAGTTCGAGCTCACGTGGGCGGGTGGCGGCACGACGCTTCAGGTCGAGCGCACGGCGCCGTTCGGATTCGCGCCGGTGTTCGACGCCGTCTTCATCGCCAAGCCAGCCGCGGACGACGTCGAGGGAGAGCTCGAGCTCACCGTCGATGACCTCACGCCCGACGAGACTGAGACCAGCACCGCCGACAGCGTGTACACGCAGGCGATCATCCCCGTCAGGGAGCGGACGTTCCAGGCCGACCAGCCCCTCATGCAGCCGGCGGCGATCGTGCTCAAGAGCCCGGAGCAGCTGGCGGCGGGCGCGTTCGGCGCCAACGTTCCCTTCGGCCCCATGGAGTGGGCCCCCGAGTCGCCCGAGGGCTTCCTCGAGCTCGTCAACGACGACGCCCAGGCCGGGACGTGGTTCTGGCCCGTCGACCCTGAGGCCGTGCCACAACCCGGCGGGGCGGTCACGGTCGAGTACGAGGTCGAGGAGTGGGCAGAGCAGTGGCGTGGGAACCTCGCGTCCGCGCATGAGGCCGCGTACCAGGCCAACACGTACTCGGACTCGGTGACGGTCGATACCAACGGCGTCGAGGTCAAGGTGCTGGACTTCGAGTTCCCGGCGCAGACCAGCGGCTTCCCCGGCAGCTTCACCGCCAGGGGCAGCCTGTACGCGCGTTGGCGCAGCGGCGACGAACCCGGGATAGAGCTCACGGTCAGGAACGGGCGGTTCGTCGAGTGGGGCTTCCTCTGGGAGGGCATCGGCGGCCAGACCGTCTACTTCCTCTGGGGCGTAATGGTGAAGCTCAACGGGACCGGTGTCGTGTGGACGGTCGGCGACCTGCAGGTCGCCAGGTTCGGGTTCTCAAGGAACGCTGACGGCACGTGGGAGGAAGGCGCCAACGTGCCCGGCCTCGCCGAGGCGCAGCGACTCTTCCCGAACCGGGTCTTCCACTCGCCAGAGCTCCCGTACCAGGTCGACCCGGCCACCGCGTTGTCTATCGCGAGGGCGGTGGTCGAGGAGAACCACGTTCCTAAGGTCGTCTACCAGTTGCCTCTAGCGCCGGCGCGCGAGCAGGGTTGGGCGTACCACCCGCGACACCTCGGAGGCGCCGTGGACGTCCCGGCCCTGGGTGTGAAGGGTCGCGTCACAGCCCACGACTACACCGAGAGCCACAGCCCGGGCGGCAGCTCGAGCGCGCTTGTCGTCGATGTCGAGGTCGCCCAGGCGATGCCGAACACGCCTGCAGCCCCGACCGGGCGGAAGTTCGGCCGCGCCGTGTACGGCGTCACCACCTACCAGCCCACCGAGGAGGAGTAGATGCCCACGTACAAGCCCTATACGGAGGTGGCGACGCTCGAGGCGAACAGCCAGGGCGACCGCACCATCCTCGAAGCGCACCTTGACCAGAACCACGCCGTCATCGTCGACGTCCTCGAGCGCCTGGCCATGGCCGTGTTCGAGGAAGGCGGCGTCGTCGTGCCCGGCACGGTCACCAACCCCAGCGGCGCCCTGGTCCGGGTGCAGGGCCGCATGGGCGTGTCGAAGGATGGGAAGACCCTTCTCGCGGTCGGCGACGCCACGGTCGACTTGGCTTCAGTGCCTATTGGGACCAAGTGCTTGGTCGTGATCAGGGCTCTGCCGGGCGCCACGGTCAACCACAACTTCACCGACGCCACCACCGGCGAGTCGCTCACGCACACGCTGATGAGTGCCTGGGGCAGCCTCGCCGTCCTCGAGGGCGACACTAGCGACTACCCCGAGCTCCCCGACGACTGCGTGCCCGTCGCGCAGGTGACGAAGACCGGCGCGGCCACGTTGACGTTGGACAGCGTCATCACTACTGAGCCGACGCCCAGATACGCCGGCGGCGGGGGAGACACGAGTGGCCTCCTCCCGAAGCTCGCGTCCGTCCGGGGCTACGCCGCCAACGCCTCCCTCGACGAGGAAGACGACCTCGGCGCGTACGTGCGCGTGACGGGAGCGGCGACCATCACGCTGCCCGATGGCTTCCCGGCGGGTTGGCAGTGCGTGATCGTGAACGCCACCGATGCGGCCGAAGTGGCCCTGTCCGCCGCTACGACCCTGACCCTGCCCAGCGGCTTCGACCCGACCATCCAGAACCGGCGCGCCGTCACCGTCATCCACGTCGGCTCGAACGTCTGGGAGGCGCACGGCGCGCTCGTGGAGAGCAGCTAGTGTTCCCCTCTGTACACGGCATCGTTAGCCAAGGCGGAGCCGGAGCGGTCCCGCCCGTCACCGCCTACAGCGTGCACTTCAACGGCAGCACCCAATACGGCACCCTGGCTGACAAGCCGCTGTTCGACGCAACCGAGTTCACTCTTGAGGCTTGGATCAAGCCTGACACGGCGCCCGCCAGTCACTTCATCCTTGACCGTAACGCCGCCAGCGACTTTGGCCTGCGGTGGCTACGATTGAACACCGGCAAGCTCAGCATGGCGTTCTACATCGGCGACTCCCTGTACGAGGCTGTCGGCACCACGACCATCAGCACCGGCGTATGGACGCACGTCGCTGGAGTGTTCAACGGCACCACGGCGAAGCTGTACGTCAATGGCGTCGAGGACGGCAGCCTAGCCGCCGTCGGTTCGGCGAACTCAGGCGCCGCTCCGTTCACCATCGGGAGGTCAAACAGGTTCGGGCATTACTTCGATGGGAAGATCGTCGACGCTCGGTACTGGTCGAGTGACCGCAGTGCATCCGTCGGCGCGGCAATAACCGGCGCGGAAGCCGACCTGGTGTTCGCGATGGACCGCGACGGGCAAACCGGTTCCGGCGTGGTCTGGAAGGACGCCGGACCGAACGGGTACGACTTCACGCTCGTGAACGCGCCTACGTGGTCGACGGACGTGCCCACCTGACCGGCCGGCCCGGCACCTGGACAGCCACACCGGCAGCCTCGAGCGCCTTCATGGCGTGGTGCACCTGCGTGCGGTCCACGCCGAGCGCCTGGGCCAGCTCGACAGCTGTGCGCGGCGTGCCGTCGAGGGCAGCGGCTAGGCGGTCCCTGAACGGCCTGGGACTGTCAGCGCGGGCCGCCACCAGCGCTGGCGTGGGCGCGGTGCGCGGCTCGGCGACGAGCCACCGCTCGGCGCCCGGAGCGAGCTGCCACCGGTCGCCCGCGCGGATGGTGAGGCCGACGCGGCCGAGGAGCGACAGGGCGGCAGAGACACTCGGCCTTTCGAAGCCGGTCTGGGCCGCGACCTCGACGGCGCGGAGGGGCCCGTGGTCCCTCAACGCGACCAACATCATTCGGTAGGAGGGCGTGACTGCCTCCTTCGGCGGCACCTCTCCAGGCGCATCGACACCAGCCGCCCTGACCACCAGGGCGCCGTCGCGGAGCTCCAGTGTCACCCGGGGGTCTTCCCGGTTGATGCCGAGGGCGACGACCAGCTCTCGGGGCACTCGGAGGCTCAAGCTGTTACCATCGCGTTGCAGACGGGCTTCTCGACGGGCCACCGGCCTAGCATCCCCCACATGGGGGAGGAGGGACGTGACGAACTTCAGAACCCTGTAAGAGTTTCATGAGTAGTCTCCTCAGCGACCCCTCATCGTGGGGGCAGCAATACCCGGCCCGCCCGACGTTCATTCATACCTATCGGGAGGGCCAAGCTGAGGAGGACGCACATGCGTCAGAACGCCAAGGGTTTCACGCTCATCGAGCTGCTGATCGTCATCGCGATCATCGGCATCCTCGCCGCGGTACTCATCCCGAACCTGATGAGGGCCCGCCAGGTCGCCGTCGACCGCGCCGCTCAAGGCTATGTGCAGAATGTGTACACTGCCGCGAACGCATACATGGCGGAGAACGTTCAGGCCAGCGCCGCAACGACCGTCGCGATCGACAACGACTGTAAGGACGGCGTGACTTACGGGCAGTACAGCGCGAAGCAGCCGAGCTTCACGATCGACACCTGCACCGTAGCCGCTGGCGCTACCGGCATTACGGTGAGCCTGACGTACCAAGGCGGCACTTCAACCACGGCCAGCATTCCGTAAGGCCAGTTCTAGACGAGAAGTCGGCCGCCCTCCGGGGCGGCCTTCTTATTTGATGCCCTGGCGCCCCTAGTGCGCTAGAATCCAGCCATCTACGGCCCTCCGGGCCGCGAGCAATCGCGGACGGAGGGCTGTCTCATACCAGCTCCGACACAGAACGACCTCATCAGAGCCGCCGCCTGGCAAGCCGCCCGGGGCCAACTAGCCGGCCTCCCCAAGGACCCGTACTGGTGCCTGAGGTTCGTGCGCCTGATCATCGAGCGCGCCCTCGGCCTCAGGGACGGCGAGCTCTACCAGCGCTACCTCATCGCCGGCACCAGCCGCCGCCCCGGCACGCCTGAGCAGCGACTCGCCGCCGCCCGCAAGGACGTCTGGGCCTCGGACATGGAGGCCTCCGCCAAGCTCGGCGGATGGGGCGTCCCCTTCGCCGACAGGCAACCCGGCGACCTCCTCTTCAACTACCGCGCCGCCGAACCCCAAGGGCACGTCGCCATCCTCATCGACCGCAACACGGTCATCGAGAACGCACCCCAAGGCAACCGCCCCATCTCGATCCACCTCCCCAACTCCATGTGCATCACGCCCGTCGAGGCCCTGTCATGGACCCTCGCCGCGCGCGTGCCCGACCTGACGGGAGGTGGGAACCACTCCGGCTGACGGGCCGGGGCAGCTCGTAGCGAGCGAGCATCCTTCCTTCGAGAACCGGCCGGGGCGCCCTCACCGACTGCGGCGCCCCGACCAACACCCCGCCAACCCCGCCCCCCGACCTGGGGCGTGAAGGGACACGGATGAAGCGAACGAGACTCCCAGCCCTCACCCTGGCGCTGGTCACACTGGCCGCGCCGCTGCCGCTGGCCGTGGCCGCCGCGCCGCCGACGCTCGAGCTGGCCATCGCGCCCGCGCTCGAACTGACCCCGCTGGCCGCCGCGGCCAACCCGGCGATCGTCGCCGGCGACGACACCACGGCGCCCCTGCCGCCGCTGAGCCCGAACCCGCGCGACTGGTTCGTGGACCACCTAGCGCTCGCCGCGACCATCGCCATGGTCGTGCAGTTCCTGAAGAAGAACGTCCTCCGAAGTCTGTCCGGCCTCTCGACCGTGCTCGCGAGCCTGGCCACCGGCGTGGTGCTGTCTGCGGCTGGCACGTTGAACCTGCCCCTGTTCGGGCGATTGCATGACTTGAGCCTCGGCGACGCCGTCATGTTCGGCCTAGAGGCCGCCATCATCGCCTCGGGCGGTTGGGATGCGATCAAGGGGCTGCTCGGCCTGGGAAACTCGGTCTCGGCGAGGGCCACAGCCTAGGTGCGCCTTCGCCGGCACCTCACCACGATCCTCGCGACGACCGCGCTCGCGCTAAGCAGCGTCGTCGCGGCTGAAGACACCCCAAGCGACAGCGTCGGGGCAGGGCAGGCGGCGGGCACGACCATCAGCTGCACGCTCGCCGCTCCCAGCCTCCTGACCGGCTGCTACGTCGAGCGGCCCGTCATCGTGCTCGGCCCGGTGGAACTCGCCCTCGCGCTCGACGCGCAGGCGCACTTGACCGACCTGGCACGCGGCGACGTCGACACCTCGCACCTGGCCGTGTACGCGAGCGTAGGCGTCTACGAGGAGAACTGGTCGGCGTGGCTGGAGGTGTGGCTGCCCAGGTTCGCCGGCGTGACCCTCATCGGGACGCCTGACTGGCTGCGCTTGGGGTTCACGTACACGGTTCCACCGTGAGCGTGGTCGTGTTCGCGGCCGCCATCCTGGCGGCTTTCCTGGCCGGACTATGGGTCGGCGAGCTCGAGCTCAGAGAGGAAGAGCTGACGTGAAGGAAGAGAGTGCTTGGGGCCGTTGGTGGTCCCGCGTGACGGTCGAAGGCGTCATCACTGGCGCCGTGCCTGCCCTCGTGCTCGGGGCGTGGGCGTGGCACAAGTTCATCGGCGGCTGACGAGGCCGACCAGAGATCCAAGGGGCACCCGTGAAGAGGAAGTCCATCGTCTTCCTGTGCGCCGCCCTCCTCCTCGCGGGGGCGCTCGCCCAGGACGCCATCGGCACCAGCCAGCCCAGCGTCGAGATCCGCCTGTCCCTCGTCGAGAGCCGCCTCACCCGCGTCGAAGCCGACCTCTCCCGCCTCTCGTCCGTCCCGACGCAGCTCGCGCGCATCGAGGAGCGCCTGGACGCCCTCGTGCAGAAGGCGGACGGCCAGGGGAGCGTGATGCAGTCCATCGCCCTCATGGTCTTCTCGGGCCTCGTCGGCGGCGGCATCGGCTGGCTGTTCAACCGCAAGAAGCCGTGACGCTCACTCCTCGTCCCAGGTGAGCATCGGCCCCCGCCCCTCCAAGTCTGGGTCTGCCACGATCACCACCCGCAACCTGAGCGCCGCCACCACGTCCACGCCGGCCTCGAGCAGCGCCGCGTGGTCCCGCGGGTGAAGCCGCCACGCCGCGCCCTGCAGCTCCTCGACTGTCAGGCCGGCCACCTGCCGCGCCGCCTCCCGCAACTGCTCAGCTGCGGGCATCGGCGGCGGCCGACCCCAGTCCGGCGGAGGCCTCCAGTCCACAACCTCAGCATGGCCTGTGGAGAAGGGAAGCGGCCCCGCGAGGAGGGGGCGTCCGGCGGCGGGGCCAGGGCGAGGCTAGGACGCCGTCCTGCGCGGGACTCCCGGCCCCTCGGCATGCGCCTAGGGGCTCTAGGCTCTGAGCCCGTTCCGGGGGAAGCTGCCCCGGAGCTGCCCCGAGGCCGCCCCAATGAGTCCGGCGCCCCTCTCGGGGCGCCGTGCCTCACGCGTTTTTCTTGGTGGAGCTGAGGGGATTCGAACCCCTGACCTCGTGAGTGCGATTCACGCGCGCTCCCAACTGCGCCACAGCCCCAAGCGCTCAGCAGTGTACAACGGCTGGCCGCGTCAGGGGTAGGCGGG